AACTAACTTCAAAGCTATGCCCTAAGCTATTGATTTAGCTTAGGGTTTTTCTTTGGCTTTAGCCAAGATCCTGGCCAGGCGCTTAGCCAGGGGCCAGGCTTAGGGCCAGGCCAGGTGTTAACATAGGCCCCCAGTGGAAATAGCCCTCCGTGGGAAATTGACCGAGGCCCTCCAGTGGAAAGCCCTCCGATGGAAATAGGCCTCCGATAGAAATCCTTAAGTATTACTATAGTACTTACTAACTCCTAGTTACTAGTGAGTGGTGATACTTTAGGATTACTTAAGTAAAGACATTATACAAACTACACAAAACAAAGAAAACCCTTGTATTAACTTTTTTAGTATGGTAAGGGGTTTGTAGTCCCTTAGAACACAGGAGTTAACAATGGGCCGAATGAAAGAACTTTATATGGATCAGTGTGAGTCAGCCTATGATGTAGGTTATTACGATGGGTACAATGGCATGCCTCGCGCTGCAAAGTACATGAGCAAAAGAGATGACACGAAGGGTGCGTATGTAGATGGTTACTCTGAAGGCCAGTACTTTCGCATCAAAGGTTGGAAGGATACAGTATGTCAGAACTAGCTCACTTACCTTGTCCTGATACTGATTGTGGTAGCAGTGATGCGTATTCCTTTAACACCGACAAAGGTATAGGCTACTGCTTCGCTTGTAGTAACAGCTTCTTCGATCAACATGAGCCACTCAAGAGACCTAGAGGAGATACTAACATGGCTTTCGACAATCCAACTGCTACTGAACCCCACGAATATCTACCGCTCAGAGGTATTCAGGTAAAAACTATGGAATTTTACGATGTTCGTAGTTATCGCAACGCAAATGGAGAGCTTACCAAACAAGAATACATTTATCCTTCTGGTGGTAAGAAAATCCGCGTAATGCCGAAGACTTTCTCTGCTTCTGGTTTATCACAAGACGAGCTATTCGGTATGAACCTGTTCCCTGCAGGGTCAGCTAGTATCGTAACCATCACTGAGGGCGAGTTAGACGCTCTCTCAGCGCACCAAATGCTTAACGTGAGGGGGACTAACCCAGTGGTCTCTTTGCCCTCTGCTACGCCCTCTAAGAGGCTCTGGGAGAAGTGTAAGCCGTGGTTAGATAGCTTCGATAAGATTGTTCTCAGTGTAGATAGTGATGCAGCAGGTAACGCTATTGCACAGAAGATCTTCAACATGTTCCCGAACAAGACCTATCGTGTCCCACATGACAAATACAAGGACGCTAACGAGTTCCTTCAGGACAATGCCATCAAGGACTTTACCAATGCATGGTGGAATGCCAAGAAGTACACCCCTGAGAATATCCTCAACACTGCTGACCAGTTTGTAGAACTCTTCAGAGACGCTCCGAACTATGCTTATGTACCTACAGGCATCGAGGCACTGGATGATAAGATCATGGGACTGATGCAGGGTCACTTCACTGTGATCAAAGCACCGACTGGTATCGGTAAGACAGAGATCATGCGGTATCTTGAGTACAACATGATACAGAAGGAAGTACCATTTGCCTCATGGCATCTAGAGGAAACTAAACTGCGTAGTTTACTTGGGCTAGTCTCCTACGAGCTAAACCAGAACCTAACACGCCGTGATATCATTGAGGCTTTAGGTGTAGAGGATCAGGTTGTAGATGCTATCCGTAAGATCACCAAGGGTGAGAAGTTCTACCAGTTCTACATGCCTGACGGCACTAACACAGACGACTTCATTGACCAGATCAGGTATCTGGCTAGTGGGTGTGACTGTAAGTATGTGTTCTTTGAGCCGATCCAAGATGCTGTAGTTGGCATCAGTGAAGAGAGCAAGGAACAACAACTCGCTGATCTCTCTGTGAGGCTCTCTAAGCTTGCTGCGGAGCTTAACATTGGTATCGTTACCATCGCACACACTAACGAGAATGGTGACCCTAAGTACTGTCGTATGATCGGACAACGTGCCTCTGTGATTATCGACTTGAGCCGTGACAAGCTTGCTGAAGACGACACCGACCGTAACACCACCTACTTACGTGTCGAGAAGAACCGTCCGTGTTCAGAAGAAGGCCCTGCAGGAACTATGCTGTTCGATCCTCAGAGCTTTACGCTACAGGAGACTCACACATGAATGAAGCATTCATTGGTCAACAGATGCTTTGGTTTGAAGCGTTGCAGTGTACACTTGGCAGAAGAGGACCTCTGCCTAACACTCCTGTACTTACAAAGGCTCAACACAGGGATCAACGTGTAGAGAATTTAAAGGTCTTGTATTCTATGTACGGAGATGTTACACCCGAGTTGTTAGACGTTTGTATGGCTGAAGCACAATCAGCTACATGGAAGAATAGATACTTAAGAACTTGGAAGGAGATGCAAGATGAAGATTTTAGTAGCGTGTGAGTTCTCTGGCACAGTCAGGGACGCATTCATAAAGAAAGGTCACGATGCTATGTCGTGTGATATTCTAGAAGGAGAAGGCGATGGTCCACATTATCAAGGTGATATTACGGAAGTACTGTTCGAGGACTGGGATATGGTCATTGCTCACCCTCCTTGCACTTATCTGGCTAATAGTGGTGTTAGCTGGCTGCACCGTGACGAGTCGCGTTGGGCTAAGCTCGACGATGCTGCTGCCTTCTTCAACATGTTTCTTGACCTCCAAGTTCCCAAGCTCTGTGTAGAGAACCCAATCATGCACAAGTATGCAAAGGATCGTATCGGTGGTAGACAACAGTCTCAGGTCGTACAGCCTTGGATGTTTGGTCACAAGGAGTCAAAGGCCACTTGTTTGTGGTTACGTGGGTTGCCTAAGCTAGTACCCACCAATGATGTAAAGAAAGAAATGATGGAGCTTAGTGATGCAGAAAGACAAAGACTACACTGGTTGCCACCCTCGAAAGACAGATGGCGCATCCGTAGTAAAACCTACCAAGGGATCGCAGACGCGATGGCAGAGCAGTGGGGATGACTGGTACGAGTGTATTGGTTGTGGTGGACCTGCTAAAGATACTTGGTGTGGGTTCTGTTTAAACGAGGAGTAACTATGATATTCGATATTGAAACAGATGGGTTCGATCCTACCAAGATACACGTTATGTCTTGGAAGAGTGAGGTGAACCAAGATGGTAGTTGTACGTTAGAGAGTACTGACGACTACGACCGTATGCGTGGGGTGCTGATGTCTGCAGACACATTGATCGGACACAATATCATTCGGTATGATTTACCTGTCGTACAGAAGATACTAGGGTTCCGTCCTGCAAAGCATCAGAAGGTCATAGATACATTACCCCTGTCATGGTATCTAAATCATGATCGTGGTAAGCATGGCCTTGAGAGCTATGGGGACGACTACGGTGTACCTAAGCCAATCATTGAGGATTGGGATAGCTTGACCTACGAAGAGTATGCTCACCGTTGTCAAGAAGACGTAAAGATCAATGACCGTCTATGGCGTGAGCTGAGCTACAAGCTTGATCGTCTGTATAAAGACAGAGAGCAGCGTGACAAGTGTGTACGTTATTTAATGTTCAAGATGGAGTGTGCTCGTGAGCAGGAAGCTCTTGGTTGGCGTATAGACATTGATAAGGCTCGCACTCACCTGCAGCAGCTAGAAGAACTAAAGGCAGAGAAGGTAGAGCAACTCAAGAACTCTATGCCAGAGCAGATCGTCTGGGGAGAGCGTAAGCGCCCTGCACAGTGGGAGAAGAAGGATGGTAGTCCTAGCTCTCGTGCGCATGACTGGATGGCCCTGATGGACGAGATGTGTCTACCCTACAGCACTGATAAAGTTAAGGTAGAACTACGCCGTGTAGAAGCTAACCCCAACTCTATCACACAGGTCAAAGACTGGTTGTATGGTTTAGGTTGGCAACCACAGACATTCGAGTACCACCGTGATAAAGTCACAGGTGACGAACGCCGTGTAGAGCAGATCAGGAAAGACGGAGAACTCTGTGAGTCAGTATTGGACTTACGTGACCGTGACCCTGCTGTAGAGGTTCTTGAGGGTTTGACAATTATCAACCACCGTCTAGGTATCTTTAAGTCATTCGTAGACAGTGAAAGGAATGGGTATGTCAAAGCGACTATCGCAGGATTTACTAACACACTGCGCTTCCGTCATGCTCGACCCTTGGTCAATCTTCCTGCAGTGGACAAACCTTGGGGAGCAGAGATACGTGGATGCCTTATTGCTCCTGATGGATATACTCTGTGTGGTGCGGATATGGTATCGTTGGAAGACACAACCAAGCGTCACTACATGAAGCCACATGATCCCAAGTATGTAGAAGATATGTCACGAGATGGGTTTGACCCTCACCTCGACTTAGCACTACACGCAGGTAAGATCACACAAGCTGATATCGACAAGCACAATTCAGGTGAGGTTGACCTCAAGGCTCTACGCAAGAAGTACAAGGTTGTAAACTACTCAGCCACGTATGGTGTAGGTTCTACTAAGTTGTCTCGCACAATGAATATCCCACAGTCTGAGGCACAGAGTATGCTTGAGGCATTCTGGGATCGTAACTGGGCTATTCAGACTACTGCAGACAACTGTAAGGTACGTGAGGTCAACGGTGGCTCATGGCTACTGAACCCAGTCTCAGGTATCTACCACTCACTGCGTTACGAAAAGGATCGCTTTAGTACCCTCAATCAATCTACTGGTGTCTACTGTTTTGACACATGGGTAGCAGGTTGCAGAAGTCGCGGAATTGTTACCATTGGTCAGTTCCATGACGAGATCATTGCGCTTGTGAAGGAAGGAGAAGAGCAACGCATTGAACACATTATGAAAACCTCTATCGAGAAAACTAATGAGCGTGTACAGCTTAATGTTCCTCTCGGTATAGACTACAGTTTCGGTAAAAATTATTCCGAAATTCACTAATGTCGCACTTGACATTACAAACCAGGTTACTATATGGTAACGACATCTTAGCAAAGGAGATTATAAGATGGCTAAACGTAAGTCGAAGACAATCGTAATGGACGGTTACGTTAAATGGGCGCGTCTAACCGCGGATGATATGGACACGAAGTTTGACCCTCGTGGGAAATATACCGCAGAGTTCTACCCCGAAACCCACGAAGAGTTAGACAAGCTTCTCGCTGAAGCAGAGCTACGTGGGAAAAAGTTGGCCGTGAAAGATCCTCACGATGGTGAAGGGTTTGGTATCGGTCAGTTTGTAAAAGTCTCACGTAACAACGTGAACAACACTGTAGAAGAACTAGGTGGTCCACCCGAAGTAGTTAAGCTAGATGGCAACGAGCAAGTTGGTGTCTGGGATTTCGCTGAGGATGGTCTAGTCGGTAACGGATCTAAAGTCCGTATCAAGTTGGACTTCTATGGTGAAGGAACTTATGCAGGTACACGCCTGTCTAAGATCGGGGTGCTTGAGCACGTACCGTATGAAAAAACTCAGAGTGCCGCTGGGTTTTAACAACAGGCCCCTTCGGGGGCCTTCCACCAAGAGGGAAATCATGTCGAAGGTTAAAATAGAAATCAGTGAGAAAGACTATCTTGACCATGAGCGTTCTATGACGTTTGTGCAAGAAGTGCGCACTTGCGAAGACTTTGAGTATGCATGTACGAAAGCAGGTATTGCTTGGGGCTTTGACGATGTGTTTGCTGACTATGACATAATAAAGATGGTGAAAGATGATCTTAATTGATGGTGACATAATAGCCTATCGTTGCGCCTTTGCTACTAAGGATAAAGGTCCAGAGGATGCTATAGAGGCGACTGATGATATGCTAGAGTATGTCATATCTGAAGGCTCCTTCCACACAGGTAATAGGGTATACAAACTGTTCCTGACTGGTAAGGGCAACTTCCGTCATGAAATAGCAAAGACTGCGGAGTACAAGGGTAATCGTAAGAGTGTCGAGAAGCCTCTACACTTGAACGCTATCCGAGATCATATGGTACACCAGTGGAAAGCCATCGTATCTGATGGTGAGGAAGCTGATGACCTGATTGCAAAAGGTGCTACGGAGTAT